GTATTCTCTAATACCTCCTCTGCTGTTATCTCACCATATTTTTCAAAAGCTTTATTTCGTGCCTCTTCTTCACTCTCTGCTGATACTATTGTTGATAGTGTTTGTCGTACAATATATTTTTTAACCATCTTATATCTCTAGCTTATTGCTCCATTTCTTGTTCCGTTAGCAGTCCAAGTTATGGAATTACTGTTTAAGTTTACTGCTTTGCCCGCTGCACCAGCAGCACCAACTGCTCCGTTTGATGTTTGAGAACTACCAAGTGTTCCTGCTCCACCATCAGTTCCAGCTGCTCCGCCATCACCACCAGAATAAGCACCAGAACCTCCTCCTGCTCCAGCCGAACTTACTGTACCCGCAGCTCCTGCTGTTCCATTTGAGTTGCTAGTTCCACCAGATGCTACTCCACCTGCTCCAGCTGCTCCGCCACCAAAGCCGCCACCTCCGCCATCACCACCTACTCGATTTGAAGAACCGAGAGCCAACTCAGCGTAAGTAGAACCACCTCCGCCGCCACCACCGCCACCACCAGAAATAGTTCCTCCAGTGTTATCTATGGTTACAGCATATTGTAAATTGATAGCATTTCCACCAGCACCGCCATCTACTGCATCTGATGCTGTACTACTTGAAACTGCTCCACCTGCTCCACCGTCTCCCCCGTCTCCTACAATGGTAGAATTATTGTCTATTGTAATAGTGTCTCCGCTTGTCCAACCAGAGCCAGTATCTAAAGCTGCTGTTCCTGTAGATGAAGATGAAATTACTGCATTATTAACAAGGGTAATATCAGCAAAACCTGCAACATAGGTTCCGCCTTTGTTACTAAAAATACTATAGTTTGTTGTATTACTGCCTATGGTTAATGTAATAGCTACACGAGCTGAAGACCCGTAGAACTCAGATAATGCTATAGCTCCTGTACTTGGTATAGTTCCGCTGTCACCACTTGTGCCTGAAGCTACATTATCGCCACCTGCATAATATTCAGACATAGAATGTGGAGTACTTCCCCCAAATTCTGTTACTATTTCTGAAATGGCTAGACTAGAACCGCTACTCTTTATTGTCATGTTTGAGTTCCTCTATTTCAGCTTTTAATTCTTTAACTGCTTCAATAAGAACACCAACAAGGTTGCCGTAAGCAACTGACATATATTCCCCTTTATCATGCACTACTTCTGGCATTACTTTTTGTATTTCTTGAGCAATCACACCTGTGCCTTGTCTACCATCTCTAGTAAAAGTAACCCCTCTCATATTTTTTACTTTAGTCAAAGCATCTTCAATAGTCTCAATATTATCTTTTAGACGTTCATCTGAGAAAGCTGTAACATCATTATTAAAAGTCGCAGCTCCTGCTGCACTCATATCTAGTGTTAATGCTGTTATAGTTGAGCCACCATCATTACCTTTAAAAATCATATCTTTATCGGATACTGCACTATTTATAACTAAATCGCTTGAACTATTAGTAATTCTCCCAATCTCCGTACCAGCATCTTTAAAAATAACATCTCCGCCATCAGCATCTAATACAATATCTCCAGCTACATCTACTGTTAAATCGCCACTAGATAAGTCAATCTCGGTTCCATCAATAGTTATATTATCTACTATTACACCAGCATTTGCGGTAACTGTGCTGTTAAAACTAGCAGCTCCTGCTGCACTCATATCTAGTGTTAATGCTGTAATCCCACTACCACCATCATTACCTTGAATAAGGACATCCTTGTCGCTAACCAAAGATTTTATGGTTAGGTTATCGCTATCCATGCTAACATGACCGACATTCGTACTACCATCTTTAAAAATAACTTCTTCTCCATCAGCGTCTAGTATAATATCCCCAGCCACATCTAGAGTTAAATCGCCTGAACTTAAATCAATCTCAGTTCCATCAATAGTTATATTATCTACTGTTACACCTGCATCAGCATCAACTACACCACTAAAAGTTGCAGCTCCAGATGTTAAAGTAGTTACATGAGTAACAGCATCAACAACATTAGTGCCATTATTATATACCCACATAGTTTTGCCTGATGGAACAGCAATTCCTGTTCCTGATGGAGTTTTAATAGTGATTGTGTCATCAGTACCATTATTAACTATATAAGGTTTTTCTATAGCTGGAACTACTAAGTTTTGTGCTCCACCTGATGTACCTGTTAAATTAAGTCTTAAATGACGGGCTGATTGTGTTCCGTTTGAATCTGTTAAAGTAAGAGTTGCTGTACCACTTGAAAATGATACATCAACTGATTCGGCAATAGCTTCTTCTATTGCTGTACCTAAATTAGTATTAGTTGTGGTACCCCAGCTTCCTGATTGCTCTCCAGTACCTATTAACTCTATTTTTAAATCTGAATATGAACTAGCCATTCTTTTCTCCTTTATGCTCTATTGTATCATCATCTAATTTTTTTGCTTGTATTATCATACAGGTATATCCGTCCAATTCGGTGTTTGGGAAGTACTTATTGCTGCCCAACTCGGTGTTTGGGAAGTATTTATACTACCCCATATTGGAATTAGAGAAGAAATAGGCTGTTCAGCAAAAGCGAAAAAACAAAATCCCATATTATTTTCCTAATGGATTATCATTAATAATGTCATATACTTTAGCTAATTCTCTTTCCACCCAACCAGCTAATTTATCTTCCATATCCTTTGCTTCAACATCAAGTTTTTCTACGGCTCCATATACTTCTTTTATAGAATCATTATTAAATTGCACTTGTCCTTCTACTTGAGTTAATCTGTCATTTAAGGTGCCAGTATCACTACTAGCTATTTTACCTTCCATAGCCACCAAACGTGTGCTTAGGTCTGACATCCACCATACGAATCCACCTGCCGCTGGAACTACTGATAAGATTATCGTAAGTAGCACTGCTGGTGAAAGCACTAATGTCTTGCTCATATATCATCTCCTGTGTCAAAGACACTGTTTCTTGTATTTTAATTGTTTCAGGTATCATTTGCAAATATACCATGCTAGTTATACTTATTTGTCCCAAAGAATCAGTATTTTTATTGGTTTTACTATTAGATTTTGTATTTTTAATAGTAGACTTTTTAGCCACTGTTTTGTTATTTTCGTTAGACTTTTTGTCCTTGTTGGTGGTTTTTTTAGAACCATTTTTCTTACTAGACTTTTTGTCTTTAGATTTACTTTTTTTGACGACTTTACTTTCATTACTGGTCTTGGATTCTTTATTATCTGCCTCTTCTGAGGAGTCAGCTTCTGATAACTCGCTGTCATCATTTGTTTCATTCTCTGACTCTGCCTCTTGTTCTGGTTCATCTTGACTCTCCTCTATAGATTCATCAGCTTCAGCTATATCATCTTCCATAGTATCTTCAGCTAATTCTTCTGGTTGTTCTTCAATCTCAACTTCAACTATTTCTTCAATAGGTTCATTAACTTCTATTTCTTGAATTTCTTCAACAATTTCAATTTCAGGAATTTCGTCAACAATATCTACAGTCGGTTCAACTTGTATTTCTACCGTAGTATCTATTTCTGGTTCAATGTCTACTGCAACGTCAATCTCAATAATTTCTTCTACCTCTGTAATTTCTTCAATCTCAGGTAGAGGATCAATTATTGCAACTTCAATAGGGGTATCTAATATTATATCATTAACTAATTCAGTGCTTAAATCTAATCCTTCAATTAATGTTTCTATTTCAGGTTCTACTTCTACTTGAGGTTCTGGCTCTGGTTCAGGTGCTACATACTGTTCTGTAGTTAGCGTTAAACTTAAATTATCAATAATCGGACCCCACCAATTACCAGAGTTGCCTGTGTCATTGCCTGTAATGGTTAAGTTTAATGAAATATCGTCTGTATTAAAATCTCCTAGGACATCTTTGGTAAAAGAGTAACTTTCCCACCCATCTTCATATGGCACAGCTATACTTTCTGATAATACCTCTGTTATAGATTCAGTTGATAAAGTAATGGTTGATACCACTGTATCATCTGCTCCAGCAGTACACCATTGACCTCCTGTATTCCCACAACCAATAGAATCAAAATTCATATTGATTTCTTTGATTAAATGATTTTCAGACACACCTGATATATCTACATCTTGGCTAATATTTCCACCTTGATACCTAAACCTTACACTCTTAGATGCTGAACCAGAATACGTTGCTGGGTCTCTTTTGACCTTATTTTGGTTCGTATCAGATAACGTCCAACCACTGGTATCAGTCGTGAAGTTTGGATTATTGAGTAGGTTGTCCGTAGTCGTTGTGTCTGCGTGGCTCACCAATATCGACATACTTAACATTAGGATTGCCCACAAGATTATTCTGTTCATCTATAATTCCTAGTTCCTTGTATTTAGTTTTAGCTTCTTCTCCTATTAATCCATCAATAGGACAAGGGCTTCCAGCGTTTAACATTGCTTTAAAAACACGTTTATCTTGACAGAGCATAGCGGTTGCGGAAACCTTGAGCCCCAGTTGAGCTAATGCTCTTGAAAGTTTAATCCTTTCGCAATTCTTATCAATCACATGAATCCCTGAACTTACTCCAAGCCATGTGGTTTGCACACTTCCTGACCTCACCACCACGCATACATCGCTCCCTGACCCAATCGAAAGACTTGGAGAAATTGCTGTAGTAGGCGGTTGGTTTTTATAATTGACTGTTGAATCAGCTGCATTAACTGTAGCTGTATAGGTTAATCCTATAGTTAGTATAATAATAAATAGTAAAGTCTTCATCTATATTCTCTTATAAGTTTATTACATGGAATAATTCTATCTTTTATAATAAAAGAAACCTCGTGCTCTCTTTTACCCATAAGCAATAGGGTATATACAGGTTTTTTAGCTTTAATCTCATGATACTTTTTATAGCTTACAATATTAAACCATCTTTTATCATTAATTTCTATTAATCCTTTTTCAGGTTCTTTAGTAATTTCTTGGTAATCCCCCCATAATAAAATAGAAAGAAAA